GTCGTGTCTAGAGTTATCCCGCTCGCCCCGCTTCCATCCAGCTTGTCGCCATTCCATGACGACTGCGCGACCTTTCTGGTGTCGCTCGGTGATCCGCTCGTGTACGTTCTAATAATGAACGACAGCTCTGCGTTTTCACGCTGCAGGAAAACGCCGTTGTTGGTGTCGAAATACCCAACCCTTTGGCGCAGCCCTGTCTTGGCTTCCGCCATGACAAAGGTTGAAATAACGAGAAGACTCTTTCCAGGTTGGTACGGAAAATATCGCTTTGTCTGACGGATCACCTTATCGCCTGATGCCGTCGTGACGTCCATCCTTACGGCAGACTCGTTAGACAAAAACGTAGTCGTGCCAGATCCGGTCAGCGACGTATCAAACGCTGGATCTGACGCGTAGCGGTTCTGGCTATCAAAGAGCGTGAACGGCTGCGAGACTCGCAACCGTCCAAACGCATCAAAGTTGTTTTTATCTAGTAAGTTCAAGTTTTCAAGACTATTGATGAATTTAACGATCTCAAGCTGATTCCCGGCCAGTAGGCTAAGATACAGCTTGAGCTGGTTGTTGATCTGGTTCTGGTACTGCGCAGAGTAAGCCTGTGGCGCGACGTTCGGGTTTGGCGGCTGCGGTACGAAAACCCCCTCTAATGGTGCTGACATAGCATCACATTACCTGCGGCGGAACCGGAGGCTGTGGCGCCATCTCTTGCGGCATCTGCGGTGCAATCGGCGGCAGCGGCTCAAAAGGCACAATCTCTGGGATCACCGGGCGCTGCACCGAGGGCGACGCAATACGCGGCCGCTCGACCATTGCCTTGATCTCGGCCATGTCGAGCTGCGCGCCATACTTGAGCTGCACCTCGTAAGCACGCAGCATGAGGTCGGCCTCCTGCTTGTCGCGTTCGCGATCGTCGGCAAGAAGCGTCTGCTGGCGCTTGAGTTCCAGCTCAGCCTGCGTGTTTTGAATATCCGCCTGGATCTTCTGCTGCTCGACCTGCGCCAGGATCATGGCCGGATCGGGCGGCGGCGGCGGAGCCGGCGGAGGCGGCGGCATCATCGACGGGTTCAAGAAAAACTCGTCGGCATTCTTATAGCCAGACGCTTCGACCAGGCGCACGAGCGTGTTTCGGTACTGCTGCGGCGTGACAAGCGGATTCTGCGGCCCCATGAGCTGCATGATCTGCTCTTGCTTCTGCGCGATGGACGTGAGCACCGCGATCTTCTGCTCCTCGGTGCCGCCACCTAGGGCGACATCAATCTCCACGTCCATGTTCGCATCCCATGACCGCGGGTCAATCGGCACCCACTGGTTACGGAGGCGCACCACCCGCGCTCGGTCTTGATTTTCTGCGACCAGCTTGAGAATGCCCTTGAACAGGGCGCGCATCCCGGTTTCAGCGAAAATCCGGGCAATCAGCTCAAGATGCTGCTGCGCAGCCGTAACGGTCGCGGCAACCGCCGCGCGGGTGGTGCTCTGTAGCGCGCCGGCGTCAAGTCCCATCGCGGCCTTGCTCATGCCAGTGCGGGTCTCGCGTACCTCATCGAGATACCCGAGCATCGGGAAGGCGGCCTGTCCCACAAACGGGACGGAGAATGGCTGCACGGCGCCGCTCTGGCGCATACGGATAACGCCACCGACTTCGGTGTTCAGCACGTCGTCCATGTTGACCTGCCCCTCGACGACGCCGACGCGAGGATGGATCGCGAGCGAAAGCGAGTCGAGCATATTGCGCATGATCGCCGACTTGATCTTTTGCAGGTCGGCGGTCATGTCGAACATGGACAAACCAATCAGCGCGTGCGGCTCGGGGTCTGGGCAGAAAAGCGCGAACGGCGCTTGCGAGCACGGCTCGTTCATCACCATCTTGTACGACGGGCCGATGGTGCAAATCTTGCGCAGCTCCGAGATACCATCCTTGTCATAGTCGACGCGGATATACGCCTCGCAATAAAGCACGCGCTTGTCATCTTGCGTGCCGCCCGGGCCATAGGACTGCGCGTACGGGTTGCGAGCCAGGTACTCATCGTTCGTGTCTAGCTCGTAGACACCCATCTGCTCGCTCACTTCCTCTTCGTTGTAGCCCAAAGCCACAAGGTCAGAGACGCGCATCATGCGCCGATGAGCGACGAGCGTCGCGTCCTCGACGGAGCGTGCACGGCGGTCAATCAGAAACTCTTCCGGCGGGATCGCCTCAATGCGCACTCGGCCGTCGCGAATTTCGCGCTTCAGCTCCACCGAGTAAATCTGCGGCACCGGAAGCGGCATCCCCGTCATCGGGTCAACGACCTGCTGCCCGGTCATCGGGTCGACGGGCGGCTGGTACGACGGGTCATCCATCGAGGTGATGGCGCTTCCGACCACGTCCTTCTCGGACAGCAGCACCGTCAGCGCAGACTCGTCGAGGCCGGTGTAATACTCGGTCTTGATCTCGACCTTTTCTTCCCAAACGTACTTGGCGATGCCAAGCGCGCCGCGCAGCGCGTCCTTGAACACCGAATGACAGATCAGAAATCCGTTGTTGTCATTGGTGAAAATATAGTTGACGTAATCGGTCGCCTGCTCGGCTGTCGCGATGTCCTCGGGATTACGCGGCGCAAACTGGACGATCTTCTTTGAACCAAAAAAGACCTTCATCAACGACGGCATGATGCCGGCGATGGTGTCGCGAACGTCGGTCGAGACGACCTGCGATCGGCCCTCTTCTTCGTTGCCAAACGGCTCGCCGCGATAGTATTGGATGGCGCGGGCGCGAACCGGCGACAACTCCGCGTCGACAAACGACGTGGCGTCGGTCAGCTCTGTACCGACCAGCGCCTCGAGATCGGAGTCCGACATCGGCTCCACGATTCCCAGGGCGGCCTCGGTTTGCTCAATTAAAGATCCGTCATTGCTATACATAAAACCGGCACCTGTGCCGAAATTGTCTCTCTCCTATTGTCAAACGAAAAGCGAGGCAATCTGGGTCGGCGTCAGCTTAACCAGCCACGCCTCGCGATCCTTGACGCCAAAGGAGAGAATAAAGCTCTTACCGTGCTGGACGATGCCGGCGCAAAATTCGATCTGCTCGCCTTTAAAGTAAAACTCGCGCCCTGCCCGCACCGGCTCAAGGTTGTCATTGTAGATGACCGCCCTGTGGACATAATAGACCCGATTCTTGTGCTTACGCCGCTGGTGGACAATGCCAAGGTATTCGCCGCCATAGGGGATGATCTGCGAGCTGCCCGACCAGCCGAGCAAGCCGGGGAAGGCACCGAGCCAGAGTCGACGGCGCCCTGGGGCAAGCTCATACGATTCTGCAGGATGGTGCGAGTAGACAAACGAGAGGCGCGCGTCAACGGCGCACGGCATCCAGTTTTTCTCCATCTCTCGAGCGTGCGGGCTGTGCAAAAACTCTAGACCGTCGACGCTATTCTTCTCGAGCTTGGCGAGCGCCATCGTCGTGCGCACCCGCGGGCCGTGGTGCAGGGCGGAGCAGGTAAAGTGCCAGCGATCATGGAACCAAAAGAGCCGCGCGTCCTCGAGGCCATCACGCGCCGGCAGCCGAGTGTTGCGCACCATCAGATCGTCGACCCAGTCGCACGACGTTTGCTGCAGGCGCTTGTTGAGCGTGACAAAGTAGTTGCGCGTATTCGGCGCCGGATCGCCGCGGAACCAGATGCCGTCTTCCTCGCCCAGCTCGTAGTTCACCGTGCGGATCATGCACGCCAGATTGCCCGCGCCATCTTTGGCGATGGACGGGTTGCACGGCAGGAACTTTTCCGACTCCGGCACCATGAGGCGCACGAAGGCATCGCTCGGAAGATGCTGCGCTAGGACTAGGCTGCCTTCGGCGGGGAAGGCGGCTTCGGCCCTTTCGGCTCCGGCGGCTTCTTCGACTCCGGCTTCGGCGGAGACTTCTTGTCGAGACGCTTTTGGAAGAGCAGCACGTCGCTTGGCTTTAACATTCACAGTCACCTCACATATGGATCGTTGACGGCATCGGCGAGCCGACTTCTTGAGTGGCTTGCGCGACCAGTTGCGGGACAGCGGTCAAAACTCGTAAGTGCGGAAGAGCGTACCACTCGAGCAGAATATCCACCGGAGTATTCGCCGGTTTAGTGTACATCTGCAGCGTCGGGATCGCGCGACGGCGGTGCCAGATGGCGGCAGTGCAGAGCGGGTACTTAATCTCCCACAAGTTTTCAGATTCTTTTTTGGCCGGCTTTTCGGTGGTGCAACAGGAATTCAGATACACAAGATCGCACCAGTGCGGGATCTCCTCGCGAATCTTGGCCCAGCGTTCATTGAAGTTATCGGGCAATATGAAGTCGTCCTCAAATATCACGAACTCATCATGCCCCTCGCGCCACGCGATCTGCCACGCGATATGCCATGACAAAACGAGACACGTCGCGCCGCGGGTGACATAGTAATCCGTATGCATCGGTATCTCGGACTTGACCTGCATGGTCTTGCCGAAGATTCCATAGATAAAATCCAGCTCAATGCCAGCCTTCGCGGCCTGTGCTCGAGCGTGCTCGGTGCGATCCGGAGTTTCAGCGAGCGTGATGCAGTAATACTTCACTTGATCCCCTGCACTCCTCGGCCCTTGCCAATCGCAAACTTTCCAGCGCGCTTAACAGAGACATCATGCAGCCGGAACTCGTCGCAGAATTCCTCAACCGCGCGGGTGACACCAGGCCAGGCGGCATAATCATCGCCGAATAGAATTCCACCATCGCGCAGTAGCGGCCAGTAGTTACGCAGATCAGACCGACAGTCTTCATAGTCATGCGAGCCGTCAATGTAAATCACGTCCGCCAAAATTTTTTTCTCGGCCACCACGCGCGCCGCGATGGAGGCCGGGAGGGGGAGGGGGATGACGCGATCTTCCAACCCGAGGTGCTTCATGTTGGACACGAAAAGCTGGTGCAGTCTCGGATAGCCCGCCTCCAAGCGCAGCGCCTCGTGCAGCCACTTGTTGTCGGCGTCATGGCGCGCATAGTTCTCAAGCGACCCGAGCCAGGTGTCGATGCAGAGCAGCGTCGCGTCCAGCTCGAGGTGCTTGCAGATCGCCATAATGTTCGCCGCAGAGCGGCCCTTCCACGAGCCGACCTCGATAATCGTCGTCGGGCGCACGGCCTCGATGACCTGTTCGAACATCGGATCATCTGACCCCCAGCCTTGCAGGTCGTGATCGACGACCTTTGCGCCTTGGTACGGGTTAACCAAAAAGAAATCTCGCCAGTTCATACCACACCTCGAATCTGTCTCTTGACGGGCTTCGTCCAAGTCGGCGTGTACGCGCCGCCACCAGTCGCGGCCTCGCTCGCAAACGTCAGCACGAACGCGTCGGCCACGTCGGGCGATACCAGCCCGCGGCGCTTCATGTCGTCCTTCGACTCCAGCTTCAGCTTGCCGTTGCTCATAAACGAATAGCGCGGCGAGGATAGTTCATTCACCAGGCGCTCGTCACGCGGTAGCTTGCAATCCTTGGCCTCGAGCCACGCCTTCGCCTTGCTCCATAACTCGGCGCGCAGGTTGGCGAATTGCCCCTTGAAGGCAGGCGACTCGCCGACGTTGATCCCGCGGGCGGGCAACCCAAGTTCGCGCAGTCGGTCGACGACGCCGGCGCCAAGGCCGATGCTGTCGACCAGAATCTCGGCGGGGCGGTCTTTCGGGTCGGTCGACTCCCACTCGTGCATGATCGCGCCGGTCAGCGACATGAGGTCAAGATTCTTCCACGTCTTGACCGGGCCGAGCACCACGTTCGACTGGCGCTTGCAGAGTGCCGAGGAGTCGGTGCCGTAGCGGGCCACGTCCAGCCCCCATAGGATGGGCGCGCCAGGATTCTGCACCACGTCACGGTCGATAGCGGACTGCGCCAGCTCGAGGCCGATTAGCGTGTCGTCGTCGGCGACGGGGAACTCGCCGAGCACGCGCACCCGGTACGCATTCGACCCCTCGCCGTACCGGCTCGACATTTCGGCGACGTAGTCAGCCGAGACGCGCGGCGAGTCGAGGCAACTGACGTGCAAGTTTTTCCACTCGCCGGAAAGGCGGTGAAAAGTGTCGTAAAAGTACCCGCTGGTACGGGTGGGGTTGCCGAGGAGCAGTGTCGTGGCGTTATGGCCGGACATTGAGCCGCCGGCGGACTCGAAGACCGCCTCGGATACGCCGGGGGCTTCGTCGACGACCAGCAGCACGAACTCGGCGTGAATACCCTGCAGCGCGTCGGGCTGCTCGGCGCGGCTGGTGCGGGCGGAGATAAACGCCTCCTCTGGGCTGGCCTTCAGCTCAATGCGGTCGGACTTGATCTCGAGCAGATCGGCCACGGCGGGCGGGAGGAGTTTGGCCCAGCGGCGGCATTCGCCGAAGAGTGCGTCGAAGAGCTGGCTGGCCGTGGGCGCCGTGACCACGACTTTGACCGGAACGCGGGTCAGCATGAACCAGAGCATGGCCCAGGAGGCCACGGTGGACTTGCCGGTACCGTGGCCGGAGCGAACGCTTATCTTGCGCTCATTCGCAGCCAGAAGCTCTAGGAGCTGTTTCTGCCACGGGTCTGGGGTGACCCCAAGCACCTCCTCCACGAAGGCCACAGGCGCCTTGTGGTAGCGTTTTACGAAATCGAAATATGGATTCTGCATTTTTTCAAATTGGTAGGTGTGGGGTTACGCCAGCGCCCGCCCCCGGCGGGGGCCGACCCCCTGGGGGGGTATCGGACGGCCGCAGCGCGGTCGATCGCGGGCGGCAGCGAGCGATCCCGAGCGGAATCAATGACTTGCGCGCTCGCAATCCGCAGAGTGGATGACTTTACATAATGGGCATTATACGCACTGCGAATGACAATTCCTTGATAATCAACGACTTGCGTCAGTTGCGTTTTGCGTGCGTGCATAAAATGCGGATCGGGCTGCATATCTAGTCAGTCTAAATGAGAATGATTCTCATTCTCATTCTCATCTGATGACTCGCGCACGGGCAAATCCGCGTCTCGCGACGTGTCGCGAGTCAGCTTTTCTGGCTCGACCGAGGCCACCGTCTTCATCAAGTTTCGGACAGCCTCGAGATGAAGCGCCGTCGTATCCGTCACTTCCACCTTCGCCTGCATCTTGTCGCCATACGTTTGCATATCCAAACGCGACGCAACCCACTTGCGAATGTCAGCAGCGGCTCTCGCAGCATGAGGATCAATCTGCGCCTCTTCGACGCTATTGGCGAGCTTCTCCATCCGCTCGACGTGCCACTGCGCTCGAGCATGACGAGCCGCTAATACCGCGGCCTTTCGCTCCTCGTTGTCGAATAGGAAGCGATGCAGTCTCCCGTACGGGATCTGATTCGCCACTGCGAATTCGGCCAGGCTTCCGCCAGTCGAGACGTACTCGCATATCTCCCGCATGAAATTCGGGTTGTTGATGATCGCGATCGCGCGGTCGCGCTTCTCTCGCTTTTGAGGTGATCCTGCCATCAATCGTCGCTAACGTGAACGTAGGTCGTCACGTCCTCCCAGTCTTGGTCGTAGCCTTCCAAGGCCACCACGTCGAAGTTGCTATAGGTCTTCCTTGGCCGCTGCTGATTCTGCTCGAGGTGCGACTTCTTCACGCCTTTGATCGGCCTGTTCTTGATTTCGTCGACATAAACTCGCTTCCAGACGCGCTCGCTCGTGGAAAAGCGCAGTCCACACGTCATACATTCGCGCCGTCGTCTCGCCTCGGTCGGGAACTGATAGACCTTCACGACCTCGCTCGGTTTCCCGCACTTTGGACATTTCATCGCTCGGGCAGCTCCTTCGCCGCCATCTTGAGCCAGTCATCGAGAGGCTGGATGACCAGGAATTCGCGTTTATCTCCACGGCAGACAACTATCGGAAGGTTGTACGGCGCGCACGCTGCCCTCGCCTGGTCGACCCACTCGTAGACGGCGATGCTTTTGCGACGCTTGACCTCGACCACAAACTGACCGAGTCGAATATCGCAGCCGCCGTCTCTGGCTTGTCCAAGCTCACGCTTCACAACCCAGCCCGTTTTCTCCGCGATCTTGTCGCAGACCTCGCGCTCTGTTTCAGCGCCACGCTGTCTCTGTCGTTTACCCATACCTCACCACGATGCGGTTATCCGGCCCAAGTCTACAGCATGGCACAGATCGGAAATCAAGGGCTGCAGCTTGGCGCGCATCACCTTCGAGACGCGTCGCTGCTTTCGCCGTAGCTCGGCATGGCGCCAGTAATACTCTCGGTGATACTCCTTCCGAGACTTTCGGTGGTTCGATCGCCAGTCATCCGGCTGTCTCGCAAGATCGACCGCCTCGCTGACGCTCGAGATGATCAGGTTGACGCCAATCGTCTGCTGCGCCATCTCGGTGATCTGCTCGATTGAGTATCCCTTCTTGCGGTGTGCAGTCTTGTGCCAGACGTGCGGCTTGCCGCCCGTGTTCGCCACACCGCAGACCGGGCAGTTCTTCCTCACTTCCAATCCTCCGCGTCAGACTTCCAGTCGTACATCTTGTTTCGCTTCGGAGGATCGCCGTACTTGGCATCCTCGGCGCAGGCGACCGCATCCTCCCAGGAGTGATACCGGCCGAGGCACTTTGGTATCACCCTGCCATCGGCGCCACGTCGCCAGACGACGTACTCGGTCTTGCCGTTCAACGTCTCGCCGCGGATGGAGAATCGACGGCAGAGGGAAGTCTTACCCCAGAAGTCCGAATCCTCCCACTCCAGCGCCGTGGTCGGGTTCGTGAAGTCGAGTTTGTCTTGAGTCATGTCGGCCACCTCGGATCGTTACCCACCTCACCCTGCTCATCCTGGTAGTGCACCAGCTTTGCACCAAAGTGCTGCTGGAAGGTTTTAAGCACCGAAAAGTCGTCCGGCCCCATCGCCTCGAGCATTCTCTGGGCTAGTTGCGTGGACGCAACAGGTTGCGCCAAAACAACACTTTTGGCCGTCCCAAGTCGGTGCTGCTGCAATAATCTTTTCTTCCTCACACCATCCTCCAATGTCAAAAACCCATGATCGGGTCATGTCCGAATGTCCGAGACCATAGGTCTCTCGGACTTTCGGACATACATGACCGTCCGAAAGTGTCCGAATTTGACGCTTTCGGACATTCGGACATTTAATCCACAGCCAGCTTCGATCCGCCGACCGTTGCGACGATAAACGGCGACATCATCAGCTTTTCGACCGCATCGTGGACAGACTGCCGGCTCAACCCGCACTCCCTCCCGATCTGGCGCAGCTCCTCAACCGTCCACACCATCTCCGACTCGGCACGCTTCTGTCGCTCCCGTAAGGCCAGCAGGATCGTCCTCTGGGCCTTGCCCTGCGGCACCTGCGCCGCGACCGGCTTGTCCCCATGAGCGACCGTCTCGCGCATGATGAGACTAGTCAGCCGCTCACCGTACCGATCGGCCGCGCCGAGGTCGACGACCTCCGCCTCGTAGGCGAGGTTCGGCAGCTCCCCGGTGTCTTTGAACCGCTGCCGCGTGACCTCGACGTGCGTGCTCGGCTGGGCCGCGCGCTTGACGATGTACTCGGCGTCGGGGTTTGCCATGAGCGCGCTGGCGCCTCTGGGACGATCAGAGTCTCCGTGCCCGCTGTGCGCCACAATGAGCACGCTCGCCTCGTACCGCTCGCGGATGAAGCGGCTCAACTGGGACAGATAGGCCGCGACCTCCTGGTTCGAGTTCTCATCCATACCGGCGCTGAACTTCGAAAGCGTGTCGACCACGACGAGCTTCGGTCTGACGCCCGCAGTATCGACCGCCTGCACGAGCAGCGCCATCTCCTCCTCGCGGTTAAGGTTGAGAGGCCGCTCAAGCGCTAATATCGGCAGGTCGCGCAGCTTCTGCCCGCCGCCGAAGGTTTGCATCCATGCTTTGACGCGGCGCCCC